TCCGTTGATAAGATTTAATGTTTTTTGATTATGATTAGCCAATTGATGCGTCCTCCATGCCTGCTGTTCTTAAGCGTGTTACATGTCCTAGCATGAAGTTCTTGCTTTCAAGTCCTTTCATGATACCTAGCCAACGATTACGTAGTAGTGCTACTTCGTTGATGATAGTTTCAAAGTCAATGACTTCATCCTCACCATCGACATATTTTTCTACGTCACGGCTTGTTAATGCACGTTGGTAGTTTTCCAAGTATTTCTTAAAGTGTTTAGTACGTATCTTGCGTAGTTGAATATTTAGATAGTTGAGAACCGCTTCAATCTCTTGTAGTTGATTAAAGCGTCGTTCTGTAATACCAGGCAGGCCAGCAAGATTCTTTTCTATGTTGCCATAGACCCCAACTTCTGTTTTGGCTTCATCCAGTTCTTTTTCATAATGATCTATAAAGTCTGGAATACTGCCTAAACTTGCAACTACACGACTATACCACATTAATAATCATCACCGTCATTTTCTTCATCGGCGATTGCTTCATCTTCTTCATCGCCAAGATACTCTTTAACAGCACGACCTAGATAAGCATCTGTGCCGCCAAAGGTTTTAAGTTCACTTTCAGTGATATTGTGATCTGCTGCAACGCTGATAACGTGATCTGCAGCCGCTTGGCGATCCTTGGGATTGATATACTCTTTACAAGTAAGCCAAACTTCACTGGCAATATCTAATTCAATGCTCATTCTGCTGTCTCCTTAGTAGAAACTTTAACTTCTTCAACTTCTTCTGTTTGTTCAACTGCTTTTGATTCAGTACTTAGCAAGTTAACATTAGATGATAATTCTTTCATTACTTTGTCTAAACAACCGTCTTCGTTGCGTTCCCATGCTTTGCGGAATTGTTTAATAGTTGTTTTGTTGGCAAAGGTGTAAACTAAACTGTTACCTTCTTTAGCCAGTAAGCTCTTAGCTTCTAACATGTCTGTCAAGCCGCTGTAAGGACTCATACCAGTTTCGTATGGAATCTCTACTTGGACTGACTCAAACGGTTTAGCATAACGAGTTTTCATAATCTTACAAGCGGCACGTATACCGTTGACTGTTGTAGTCTTATTACCATCAGCGTCTGTTTTAAGTTTAAGTTTACGCATGGCTACAACAATTGAACTTGCGTAGATAAAGCCTTGTCCACCTGATATCTTATCATCTGGGTCAAACATATCTTGTGAAGCGTATGTATGGTTTGTACAAACTAATCCAAGATTTAATGTACCAAACATATTAACACAGTTACGGACAAGTGCTGTCAGTGCTTTAGGTTTACGACCCATGTCACCCTTCATCTCACCTGCTTCAAACTGGTTAACGTCTGTTGGTGTTAGCATCATACCCAATGAATCTAATACGAACAGGACCTTTGGACGATCTTCTTCTGGAAGTGTTCGATATTCTTTAACAAAGTCACTGATAACTTTAGCCACATCATCAATCATAGCCATGTTAAGTTTTAGTAATTTGTCTTCTGTAGTATCTACACCAAGTGCGTGCAACCATGCTTCATCAAGTGCGTTTTCTGTATCGATTAAGATAACATAAATGCCCTGCTCTTGTGCGTGACGTACGATATTACCTGAACAGATAAATGATTTACCTGCACCCGACTCTCCTGCAAATACAGTTACTTTACCCATCGGGATTCCTCTTTCAAAGTTGCCAGATAGTAAGTAGTTTAATGTGTAGTTGCCGGTGCTGATCCAGTCAGTTGGATCGTTAAAGCCAATTCCTAAGCCTTCAATTGACTTGGTGATCGACTTTCTAAATTTACTAATATCGAATGGTTTTGCCATGATTACTTTCCCTCTATTAAATTAAAAATTTTCTTTGCATACTCTTTGTGTTGCTCCGGGCCCGGATGAGCGCCGTCGGTCCCTAAATCTATAAATGTTACAACGCCAGTAGTTAACTCGACTTCTTTTGAAAAATTAATGAAATTACTATAATCTTTAAAAACAATCGGAATCCATGTTGTATCCATCATATTAGCAAGATATAATCTGGCACCTACTTTATTACAAAAATTTACAACCTGTAGAATCATCCTAATATGTATTAAATTTTGTGTTGGGCTAGAAAAATAATCTAAATCCCAATATTGTAACGACTTTTCTAAAAAATCATACGCTGTTATTGGAACTGGACGAAAATCTGTATTGTCACATACTTCTACTCTGGGTATATTTGTCAATCCCCAAATAACAATATCATCAGCTTGTATATCTGATCGCAATAGTTGATCTGCTGCATACAAGATCGACGAACCAGGCTTTGCTAAAAATATCTCAGGTATATTGAGGTTCTCAGACAATATCTTGCCATATCGTTCGTGTTCTGCAACACCATTTCCGGCAGTTATTGAACACCCAGCTATCCACATTACTGGTTTATTATGTGGTCGTTTCTGATTCACTTTATTAATAGCATGTACATCAAGTTCTTTACAACCTAAAAACTCAACTTTTAAATTATTCTTATATATTTCATTTAGCAATCTACCAGTATTATATGTCAGATCAGTGAAATCAATGTCTACTACAATTATTTCTTTTGCATTTTTAAATAAAATTGATATATCCGTGTTAGCTAAATCGCTAAAAGATGTATGATAATCAGCATCATTAGTGGAATCAATAATTCGTTGATAATTTTTATAATCAAGCAACGACGATCGTCGATGATTAAATTTATACGCTCTATGAGATATATACAATTTATTAATTGGCATTCAACAATTCTTTATATAAAACAGGAAACACTTGTTTGCTATCCAGACCTCGCCTAGTATCCATCTTTGCTATCTCTGCTAAACAGTATTCAATATTCTTTTCTACGGGGTCTTTTATATATTGTAACACATTCCTGAGTCCGTTTTCAAGTAAAAATCCTGGTTTTTGACTAATCCAGTCTCCCAACTCTTGCTCTACTGATTGTAGCATAGTATTTGGCAAATGTCTAATATTCAGATGATCAGGATCGAATAATGCCCCAATAACAAAACTGTTATTATGGAAACCTAACCCTTTGAGAAATCTAACCGTATCGAATAATGATCTATAGTTTAATAGATGATGTAACATGTTAAATGTTATCTTATGATCAAGTTGCCTAATCTGATTTAGATTATCTAAAAAGTCTTGCCACTTTCCTCCATATCGTATATATTCAAATTCAGCACCCATTTCATCTACACTTACTGTCCAATGCACATTGGGAAATTCACAGATCTTTTCAAATACTTTCGTGTCAGTCTTGCTTAAATTAGTGTTTATTCTCAAATTAACCTGAGGATTTTTTTCTTGTAGTATTTTTAATAGCTCTAAATTTTCTTTCATTAATAGAGGTTCGCCACCGGCCATATAAACGTGTTTAAGTTGTTCTGCACGATCAAATACATATTGTTTCATTTGATTGAATTTATGCTGCGGAACTTCATCAAACTTTACAGTCAGCTCGGTTGCCCATTTACTACTGTTTTCTGGACCGCAATAGACACATGCAAAGTTACATATATTGCTCCATCGAATATCTATAGTGCTTAAATTAAAAGCATCGATACTTTTATATGTATTAAGATTAATATCTTTGAGTTCTCTAAGATAAAACACGCGATCACTGATGATATCAAAACTTTTAGTGTCTTGTTCTAAATCATAACACACATTACATGTTGGCCCAGGCTTGTTATAATACATGTTGTGTTTGGTCGTTAGATTAACATTACCTTGCAATATTTCGGTAATAGAATTATTTTTAAGATTACCTATAGATGCAGGATTACGGATGCAGTTCTTAACTGTACCATCAAAATTATACATGAATCCTGTCCAAGGAATAGGACAAAAATTCTTGTCAGTTAGATATTTTTTGCTATCCACTCATAGACTCCTTGGGCATAGCCGGCTACATCCATATATTCAGGTGGGTGTTGTCCTGGTTGAGTAGCAATGCTACCTGGTCTGATCATTATCTGCTTAGGTAATAAATTACGTTTTGTCAGCAAATTTTCTGCAAGTTCTAATGCTTTCTTTTGTATAATATATTCATCCCATTCACGTTTAGGCGGAACCTGCATGTCAGTCATCTGCGTGCTAATATTTACTATAACCTTTTGTTGACCTTCCCAACGGCGCCATATTTCAAACAATAATTCTGTTTGTGCGTAACCTACCTGTGCATTATTAATAAACATATCACAGGGTTCAATCATACTTGCTACCTTAGGCAGACTACGTATGTTGTATCCGTTACGACGACTAAGAACAATGACCTCATGCTCTTGTTCTTGATAAATTTTAGCAAGTGCTTGCCCAATGCCGGCAGTGCCGCCTGTAATAGCGATTTTCATTTTAATAAATGTATTGGTTGATTTACAAATGTAAAGCTAGCCACTATCCTTGGTAATTCTGTTGCTGTTAAATTTATTACGTTATGTGGTATTCTTGAATGGAACACTATAGCTTTATCCATATCATGTAACTCTGCGGCCAACTTTAGATCATCTAAGACTAGCCCGCTAACAGATTCTTGCTCGCTACCAAATTGATTATAAGTGTTAGGTAGCTTTGCTATTTCATCATTACTTAATTCGTACCATCGGTTGACCCATCCTTTAGTGTTATGTATTGGTATGTTGATCTTAGCTATCATAGGTAATGTATCTATATGCAACAATAAATCTTCATAAAGTATAGTCACTGAAGCATTTTGAACATACAACTTATTTTTTAGAAAAAATTTAACTAGCTCTGGGATATTAGTTACTAACTTTTTAGTATCTAAAAATTGCCAATTCTTTGCACCAGACGATATTAACTCTGTGTCATTTAATAAAAAATCATAGATCTTAGATTGAATAATCTCTAAATCTTCGCACTCTAATTTTACATATGGTTTTAAATTATTCATATGCCTCTTAATCGTTTTTGTTCTTGTATGTATACCAAACTTGCCGGTGTATCTTTATTTTCAACTGCTAGTTCCATTGGTGATGTTAGATAGGCATAACTATGGTCAATACCATGTTCTTGAGCAAATGCTACGATATTTGGCAAATCATCTACGTTTAATACACTTACAGTAGTCCACAGATTTAACTTCACTGGCATTGTTTTATATGTCATTAAGTTTTTGTAGAACTTATTCCAAGTAATAGGCCAACGCACGAGATCATGCACAGGGCCAATCCCATCGAGACTAACTGTTACAGTTACATGAACTCCACGATCGCACAAGTCCCATAGTTCTTCTAACACAGTGCTACAGTTTGTGTTAAGCCTGACTGACTTAATATTCTTAGGTAAGTTTGCTAAGATATGTTTATAGTTTTTGCTGTGGCTAGGTTCGCCGCCATTGATATCTAGATGAACTATACGATCCAATGGTAAGGACCAAAAACGGTCACTGTTGTTGATCTTGATATATTTCTTATCAGTTAAACTACCAATCTTTGTGCTTAGTTCCGCATTACAGGTTAAACAAGCACTATTACATACGTTATCTAATACTCCGCCAACTATTAAGTAATCTTTGCGCAGGCTTTTGAACGCACGATCTCTAATGATGCTGTCTAAACGGATGCTGGTATTAGACTCTTGCTCTGTAATCTTACAGCGTTGACATTCCACAGGCCAAGCATCTCTGGCCATTTCATCACGTATTCCTTTCAGCCATTCACTAGATTGCAGTTGGTCATGTGTTGTAAAACTAGGATTACTAGTCATATGACCACAACACCCAACACTACCGTCTGGATTAAAGCGGACAAAATGATCTAATCTGGGACAATGCATTTTAATTTTTGAAACCCAACAGGTTCTTTGTCTTTAATTTTATTCAATATTTCATTGAACGTAACTGTTTGATTAATGAACGACAATAATATATTATCTATTCGTAAATATATTTCGTTATAAATATTATTTTTTAATCTATCAATATCAATTGGTTCTAGCAACTGTTGTTCTTTATCTGGTTTAGTTTTTAGATTAGTAAGTTCAGTTATAAAGTCCATATTATGGAATTTAAATGCTGTATCTTGTGTAGTATATTTTGTTAAATTAATTAACCAACTAATTTGTGGGGCATAGTGTTTATTCAAAAACAAATAATTTTCTGCAAAATGTAATATTGTTTTTGTATCAAGATCAGGATGATCACGTTTCGTCATCCAAAGAAATGTGTTAAGACCAGATATAAATCTATCTTGAGGATTTCTTAATATCACATCAATGATTTTAATTTTTTTGATTTGTTCATTGATTAAAGTTTTATTATTGTGTAATTGTGAAAATGATAAAATAGAACCGCTACCATTTTTAAAAATAGGATAGACAAACCGCTGTGGGTCCAAAAACTCAATGACTTCACAGCGGTTTGGGTAGATTATTTCATCTATCCTGGATAACATCTAAATGACAACCCCTTGTATTAAGATGTCTTTTGACGGTTACGGATCATCGCTAGGATGTCTTCGGCACGTGCTGTTCCACCTGCTGGAGGTGTTGTAACTGGTGCTGTAGGAGCCGCTGGTGCAGCCTCTGTAACCACTGGAGCAACTACCGCTGGTGCAGTTTCAAATTCCTCATCTGCCACTGCTGGCGTTGCTGTTTGTGCTACAGGTGTAGCTGATTCAGCTGAGACGATTGTTACGCCTCTTGGTTTGTAGTAATTACCCCAACGTTCTGCGTCATATGCTTGACCATCTACTGAAGCTTCAAACATTTCTTTCATAACTTTAAGTTCAACTTCGCTTGGTTTCTTAGGTAAGAAATCTTTCAAGTTGTATAAGCCATGAG